GTGGCAACTTGGTTGTCAATTCCAATGTCAGAGTTTATGGTGATTCGACCTTTGATGGTCTTAACACATATCAAGCAGTTCAGACATTTAATGAACGTGCAAGATTCTTCAGCACTACAGACTCCAGCAGCGCATCTAGCAGCATTGCTTCTGTCTATACTGCTGGTGGTTTGGCAGTTGCTAAGAAGGCATTCATTGGTGATGACCTAAACGTTGGTAGTGGTAACTTCACTGTTGACGGATCTACAGGGAATACTGCAGTTGTTGGAACACTTGGAGTAACTGGTGCAACTACTCTGGTTGGTCTTACCGCAACTTCTAGCGTTAACTTCAATTCTACTCTGTCTGTTGATGGTAACTTTAACATCAACACAAATAAGTTTAACGTTGCTGCCACATCTGGTAACACTGATATTGCTGGTACCCTGGATGTTGTTGGTGCTACCAACCTCACATCTCTTGATACTTCTGGTTCCGTTGACTTCAATGGTGCCAACTATATCAGGATTACTAACTCTAGTGCATACTTCCAAAACAGTGGTCTGTCCCGTTTCACAAATACAAACGACTCCACTGGATATAACAATACATCTGCATCCGTTGCGATCTACGGTGGTTTGTCTCTTGCCAAGAGATTGAACGTTGGTGGCAACTTTATGGTTGGTGGCAGCGGTGGTGTTAAGACTACGATTCTTGCTTCCAATGGTAACATCTCAACCGATGGAAACGTTACCGCTCAGGGTGCAGGTTCTTTCGGTAGCACACTGACAGTAACTGGTCAAATCACAGGTAATGTGACTGGCGATCTGACTGGTACTGCAGATAAAGCAAATCTTATTGATGTTACTAATACAACAACATCAAACCTCACATATTATCCCACGTTTGTTTCCGCAACAACTGGGCATACAGAAATCCGTACTGACTCGGACAACCTTAGATACAACCCGAGCACAAACACACTTAACGTATCTAACTTCGTTTGTTCTACCAACTTTGAAGTTCAGGGTAACTTGAACATTACTGGTACCGTTACCTACCAGGAGTCACAGGTTGGTGATATCAGCAACCACGATACCGATGCTCTGGCAGAAGGAACCAGCAACCTCTACTTCACTAATGAGAGAGTTGATGATCGTGTTGCTGCTCTGATCAGTGGTGGCACAGGCATCTCTGCTACCTACGATGATGCTGGTAACATCCTCACCCTGTCTGCTGACTTTGGTGAGTATAACACCGATAGCGTTGTTGAGGGTTCCACTAACCTCTACCACACTACTGCTCGTGCTCGTGCATCTATCAGTGCAACTGGTTCTATTAATTACAACTCAAGCACTGGTGTTATTTCGTACACCGCTCCTACACTGGCAACAGTTGCTACTAGCGGTTCCTACAATGACCTGTCTAACCTGCCTTCGCTCTTCTCTGGTGCATATGCAGATCTGACTGGCAAACCCACCCTTGGTACTGCGGCTGCTGCAGCAACTACCGACTTCGCTACCGCTGCTCAAGGTGCGAAGGCAGACACTGCTCTGCAAGCTGAAACTCTGTCTCTGGCAGATCTGAAAGCAGTTGTGGCTGCTTCTTCGTCCTTCTCCGACTTCCAGTCCCGCGTCGCTGCTCTCTGATAACAAATGGCAACTGTAACAACTAAAGACGAACTCAAGGAGTACGCTCTCCGTAGACTGGGTAAACCAGTCTTGGAGATCAATGTCTCCGACACTCAGATTGATGATGCTCTTGATTACACCATCGAGATGTTCCAAGAGTATCATTATAGTGGTACCGAACGTGTGTATCTAAAGCACCAATTCACTGCAGCAGAAGTTGCTGCTATGAAAGCGGATGCTACTGAGACAGTGGGTTCTACAACCTACAAAACCCAAACAAATTATCTGACACTTCCAGATCATATCACAAATGTCAATGGTATCTTCACCTTTACAGATAAAGGTACCTCTAATATGTTTGACATTCGTTATCAGTTGAGACTGAACGACTTGTTCGATTTTACATCGACTCAGTTCTATCATTACTATATGATTCAAACTCACCTGGAAACCATCAACTTCCTGCTGGAAGGTATGAAACCCACCAGGTACAACCAAGTCCAGAATCGTCTCTATATCGATTTTGACACCGACACTGATATTCGTGAAGACGAATTTGTAGTTATCGATTGTGTGCGTGCTCTTGACCCTGCTAACTGGAGCAAGATCTACAACGTGATGTGGGTCAAAGACTATGCAACTGCAATGATCAAAAAGTATTGGGGTACCAACCTCACGAAGTTCCAAAACGTGCAACTTCCTGGTGGTGTCACCCTTAATGGTGAGAAGATCTACAGCGATGCAATAACAGAATTGCAAGCGTTGGAAGAGAAACTTCGTTCTACTTATGAAACACCGCCCCTAGATATGATCGGCTAAGATGGCAACTAACTCCTACTTCACTCAAGGTACTTCAGGCGAGCAAGATCTGGTTGAGGATCTTGTTATCGAGCAGATCAAAATGTTCGGTAAAGATGTTTATTATATGCCAAGAACATTGGTAAATGAGGATACGGTCTTCACCGAGGATAACCTATCCTCATTTGAGAGTGCATATCCGATTGAGGCATATATCGAAACGGTAAATGGATTCGGTGGCGATGGAGATCTGTTCACTAAGTTTGGTGTGCGTATCTCCGACCAAGTTACTTTCATTGTATCCAGAAAGAGATTTACTGAGGCAGTCGATGACAATGCTCAGTTGATTGTTGAGGGTCGTCCTAATGAAGGCGATCTTATATACTTCCCCCTTGCTGGCAAACTATTTGAGATTCAGTTTGTTGAGCACGAAACACCATTTTATCAATTGGGTAAAATCCACGTTTGGGGTCTCAAGTGTGAACTGTTCGAGTTCAGCGACGAGACAATCGATACTGGTGTTGCCGAAATCGATGTCATCGAAACTACATTCGCTGCTGCAATCAAACTCATTATGGACCCTGGTGGTACAGGAGACTTTACAGTTGGCGAAGAAATTGTTGGCGATTTGTACCTTGCTTTTGGTACTGCGGTTCTCACTGGTGATGCAGTTTCCAGTGTAACTATTACAGATGGCGGTAACCACTACAGTAGTGCATTGCCACCTACAGTCACATTTAGTGGAGGAGGTGGAAGTGGTGCGACGGGTACTGTCACAGTTAGTGCTGCTGGGATTGTTACTGGTGTCACTATCACAAATGGGGGTACTGGGTACACTACTGCACCTGATGTGGTCTTCGACTACTCACCTAAAGACAATAGAGCAGAAGTCAAGTCCTGGAATTCTTCTACAAGAGAACTCCAAGTTATCAACAGAACTGGAAAGTTCAATACTGCTGAAACAGTAACTGGTTTAACCTCTGGTGCTAAGTGGAGTCCTGAGTCTTACAACACTCTAAATAATACATCATCTGAATACGATCAAAATTATCAGATCGAACAAGAAGCAGATGGTATTATCGACTTCACTGAAGTCAATCCCTTTGGCGAAATAGGACAAGCTAACTGATGCTAGGAACATACACATACAACGAGATATTCCGTAAGTCGGTTGTTGCTTTTGGTACGCTCTTCAATAACATTGAAATTCGTAGAGCAACTGGAGCAACTACTTACGAGTATATGAAGGTACCGTTGGCATACGGTCCCAAACAGAAGTTCTTAGCACGCCTGCGTCAGGTTGGTGATCTTACATCTAAAGATGCTACTCAGATCACTCTACCTAGAATCTCATTTGAGATTTCTGGATTTACTTATGATTCTATTAGAAAAGTATCTCCTATTCAGCGTGTTAGAACTGCAGAAGGAGATTCCCTGAAGAAGGCATATATGCCTGTACCATACAACCTTGATTTTGAAATGGCAATTCTTGCCAAGAATCAGGACGATGGTCTTCAAATTCTAGAACAGATTCTCCCATACTTCCAACCATCATTCAATATCAGTGTCACACTGAACGAAGAACTTGGGGAGACAAAAGACTTTCCTGTCACACTCAATGGCATCACATATGAAGATGACTATGAAGGCGACTATACGACACGTAGAACTCTAATCTATTCTCTGAGTTTCACTGTCAAGACATACCTCTACGGTCCTGTCACAGACGGCGAAGATACTCTTATCCGCAAGGTTATTGTGGATACTGCAGCATCCAACTTGCCGACTGCACCGCGTGAAATGCGTTACACGGTAACACCTGATCCGATCAGCGCGGATCCAGATGATGACTTCGGATTCAATGAACTCTTTAGCGAATTTAGTGATGGACTCTCAAGAAACCCAGCAACAGGACAAGACGAGTAAGTATGATGGTATAGAGGAGGCTCTAGAAGTAGAGACCTCCATTGTACCCAATGAACCTGCTCCCATACAACAACCTGTTCCTACTATGAGTAGTAAGGACCAGATTGTAAAGGACTACGAATACACTCGTGGCAATTTGTATTCTCTGATCGAAAAAGGTCAGGAAGCAGTTGACGGTATTCTTGAGTTGTCTCAACAGACAGACTCGCCTAGAGCATTTGAAGTTGCAGGTAACCTAATTAAGAACGTTGCGGATGCAACTGATAAACTCATTGACCTACAAAAGAAGATGCAGGAACTTGAGGAAGGACCGAAAGGTGCTGCTCAGACTAATGTTACCAACAACACAATGTTTGTTGGAAGCACGGCAGATCTTGCTAAGTTCTTGAAGCAGCAAAAAAAGAATGATAA